ACCTACGGCTGTTATGCAGCGTGGGGTTGACAGCGGGCTTATACGCTGTATAGTAGTGCCTATCTATGTGGGATTGCGTCCAGACCACGGCCAATACAACCAGTAACCGCTTGAATAGCAAGGTGATGAAATACTGATCATATTTCTAGGGACCAATGTCGTGGGCGGTTTCCACTAGTTTTTACCTGGCCCAAGGGTTAAAAATATCGGGTACTAGATTGGATTATAGAATCGGATCGTAAAAGATTCGCTGGTTTTAATACAAAGGAAAAAGATGAGAATAAGTAAAAAACAAATATCAGATGCTCTTAGTATTGATAGTGACGATCTATCGTCAAAGGATATGGGTATTGCATTACTGAACATTGAGATTATACTTGGTAGTGTTGCGGACAATCTTGATGATGATTTTGAATCTGCGGCTTTGGGCGATGCTTCTAATCTAATACAAATGATAAGAGAAGGATTGAAGTAATGGAATGGAATAATAGTCACAAGAATCCGCCAGCGGTTGGGCAGAAGATTTATTACTTTGGCCCCAATATCGGTATAGGTATCGGCCACTATTCCTTTATAGAAAAACGATCATTCAATCCATATTATTATGATGAGAATGGTGTCAAGGTTTATGAGGAAAAAGAAATTAATCTTTGTCCGCACGTTTTTACCAACCAAGCCAAACCGTGGACTTGTGACGCTTGTGATGCTCCGTTCTGGTATCCATATGACGAGGAACGAGCAAAGAGTTGGTGTCCAATTATTCCAGAAGAATATACCAAGGGGTTGTACGACTAATGGCTAAAAACTTTAGTGATTTACAGGGCGCTGATCCTAAAACTATGACTAGGGATCAGGCTATGATTTATATTATCAACTTTTTTAACTCTCGTATGAGTGCTATTAACAAGCATAATGTGAGTAAGACTAAAGAGTTGATATCTACTCATGAGATTGCTGTTTCAGAACTTGTGGATAAATACGTGGATTTGGTTTTGAAGAATTCTTAATAAGGAAACACAATGATTAATCTTTCGTTTACTGTTCGTGAAGCATTGTGGATTCTCTCCAAGTGCGAGGTGTGCGATTCTGTCTATGACAAGATCGTTATTGCCGTGGAGAAGGCGGTCACCAAAACTCCTACTGGCACTAACGTAACTGTTAAGAGTGTGCCTCAAGACAACTTCATCTCTGCTATTCGTATCATCCGCAACTACACCCGTTGGGGTCTGAAGGATACGAAGGATTTTCTGGATGTTGTGCGTGGTCCGTGGTTGAGTACGGGATCGTATGCTGGCGGTAAGTCCAACACTCTCACTGTTACGTTTGGTGTGGACGCTATCGCTATGGCTGAAGAACTGCGTAGAATCGGCTGCGTGGTTCGCGTTGGAGATACTTGATCTAAGTCCTTACCCACTAAGGATTTAGAAACAAGGGGGCGGGGCCGGATTTGCCGTAAACCCTTACACCACAAGGACTTATGACAAAAATTATTTTTTTCAAGATCGTGGGCTTGACAGGTCGATATAGTATGGTAGAATCATTTAAGTAAGGTTGATAACACTAACTTGAAAATGGAGATTATAATGAATAAGTTTACTTTTACGGTTGATATTGTTACTGATTCGCCAGTTGGTATTGACACGGCGACTATTCGTACCCTTCTGGCAAATGCTGTGGATGGTATCGGTAGTATTGCCGCTGTTCATAACACCGTGAAGGCCGAGGTTCTCAAGGAGCAAGGCTTCAAGGTTTGGCGGGCTAGGGTTGCGGGAATCAAGGAAGCCCCGAAGGCGAAGGCTCCCAAGGCTCCCAAGACCAAGCCGACTGAAACGGTTGAGGCTTGATTTTCTAAAGTCGTTCTGCTAGAATGTCGATACTAGATGAAGCCCAAGTAGTCTAGTATCGACTCTAGCCACCACTAACACGGAGATTTACAATGGGTCTGGATCAGTTTGCTTTTGCCGTTTCCAACAATGGATCTAAGGAAGAAATCGCCTACTGGCGTAAGCATCCTAATCTTCAAGGTTGGATGGAGAATCTGTGGGAAAGTAAAGGTCGCCCCGGTGATCGTAACGAGAATAATACGTTGGGTGATTTCAACTGTATTCCCGTGGAACTTACCCATGAGGATTTGGACAGTCTGGAACAGTCTATTACTAATAATGAAATGCCTAGCACCACAGGGTTTTTCTTTGGTAGCGATAGCGACGATCATTATAAGGAACAGGATTTGGAGTTTGTTCGTAAAGCAAGAGAGGCTCTTGACAGCGGACTCACTGTGATGTATGATAGTTGGTGGTAGTAGTAACGTCAAGGAGACTAATATGAAGATTGTTGGTATTGGTACTAAACTCAAGGTTGGTACTGTTGTGAAGATTACCCGTGAGGGTGTTGTGGTTGATTGTCAAGGGAAGAAGGTCAACGTGACTTTCTCGCAAGTTGAGTCTGAAGTTTTTGGAGGTTGATTATAATGAATAACTTTGCTAGTCTGAAGAAGGATCGTCACGTTCGTTGCAAGTATCCGCTGCATGGTAACCGGAACATTCTGAAGTTTCACACGGGCCGTGTTGAGCGTGTTGGTACTGGCCCGAATGGTAAGTATGCGGTGGTGCGTGCTATGGATAATACCGTGCGAACCCTGCTGTTTGCTAAGATGGTCGAAGCCTCCTGCTATCGTTGATCTCCCTTGACGGGCTAGTAGCCCATGCTATAATGGTGTGGGCTGCTAGTTCATGGGGCGAAAGGTAAGCCGGTTGCATCCATCACTCTTATAAGGTGACCATAGGTAGGTTCGACTCCTACTCGCCCTACTGTGATGTTGTTATCACCATTAGGGAGATCATTTGATAGAACTTATGATAATGATTATTGTTTGGAGTATGCTATATCAAGATAAATAAATAGGAATAGTTTGACTTATAAAGTAACCAATATTCCCCCATACATTTTAGGATAAGTATATGAACGAACATGTGGCCACCTATTACTATGATAGCAACGATTCTGGACAACAAGTATTTGATATATATGCTTGTTATGATAATATGGAACAATATGATATTCGTGATGTGCAATTCTATGATCTATATGATAAATCAGGAAATTGCGTAAACGAAGGGAATCCTTTCTACGAATTTCCAACGTGGCAAGAAGTTTTTCAAAACTATAATGTACAGGTTTAAATATGTATCACTATGTTAATATAGAGTTCGTAGTTCGTAATTGTGATAATATTGATGATGCTGTAAAACAGTGCGAGTCTTTACTTCCACAATATCCAGACGAAAATACTATACATATTGAGTCATGGAACACTGTAAAGGCATACGAAGGCTTGCCAAATAGGCTATATAGAACTTCTAAAGAATACTTGCCGTAAGTCCTTATCCACCAAGGGTTTACGATGAGCGGGGCGGGCCGCGACTCGCCATAAACCCTTACCAGCAAACAACTTACGTCAAGAAATTATTTCTAATGGTGAGGGGTTGACAGTGCCGATATCTATGGTATGATGCTTGCAAAGGGAGAAATCATGGTAGCAGTTGTGGATGGCCGTGACGGTGTTTGTGATGTTCAATGTAATAAATGTGGATGTAGATATTCCATCATTTATAATCGTCAGGATATGCTTGATTGGTTGAGTGGTTCGGGATATATTCAAGACCTTATGCCGTATCTGTCTGCGGCAGAGCGTGAACTACTGATTAGTCAAACCTGTGGTATTTGTTTTGATAAAATCTTTCCGCCGTCTATTGACAGCGACGAATGATGTTGTATAATACTTGAGTTGTTAGTTCCCACTACTAAGGAGTTATGATGAGTTACGAAAAGTTGGCGATTAAGTCAGATGTTTCTGAGGGTAATTTTGTTCGTACCCTTCAGGGTAATACTGGCACTGGATTTCAGGATGGCACTCATGTTCACAAGGATTGGTGGGCAAAGACCAAGACCTACGAACAGGTCATGGAATCCTGTCAGGTTGCGATTGAGAACCGCGAGGATATTCTTGTCGAGACTAAGGCTATCACCTGCGTTTCGGAAAATGACGATTTCTTTTTCAAGTTGAACGACGGTCGCAAGTTCCGCCCTACCGATCACGCTATGGAACAGTTTAGCGTTCGTTCGGGTGTTACTTCGTCTTCGTTCCTGCGTGAGATGCGTAACATTGAGGGTTTCGATTCTCATGACGCTAACACGATGGCTATCGTTGGTAACAATGCGTTGCGACGTATTGATGCCGATAAGAAGTTCCGACTCCGTACTTATACGGATGGTACTTGCCGTGCGTTCGTGACTGAGCAGTATGCTCCGGTTGATAACCGCTGGTATCTGGAAAGCCTCTCGGAGTTTGTTCCCGGCGGTCGTTTCAGCCACTGGCGTGGCGATGAGGATACTATCTATGGTAATATCCTTATCCCCGATACTATCATGGACTACGGTTCGGACGATAGTGATTATGGTGGTATGATTAGTGTTGGTAACTGCGAGATTGGTACTCGCCGGATTAGTCAGACGCCTAGCCTGTTTCGTGCTATTTGTATGAACGGGTGCATTTGGGGTCAGACTGCTGGTGAGAAGATTCGTCGGGTTCACCGTGGTAATATCGACCTTGATAAACTCAAGTTGGAAATCGCTGAGAATATCCAGCATCAGATTCCGTTGCTTGCTCCCGGCATTAAGACCTTCCTCGCTACCCGTGCTATGGAAACTGGCAAGGCTAGTGTGAAGGGTATCATCGCGTCGGTCGCTTCGGATTATAAACTGTCGAAGCGTGAGGCTACGGAGTTTCTTAATCAGTATGGTGAATATGAGGCTGGGCATCGTAACCTGTTCGGTATTATCAACGGTCTAACCCGTGCGGGTCAGGAGTTCGATAATAAGACTTGGGTAAAGTTCGATGAGATCGCTGGTAGTCTGCTGCAAACGTCCGCAGACCGCTGGGCTACGATCCTGCGTCGTGCTGATACCTTTACCGATAAGGATTACGAGAAGGTGTTCAGTCTCACCGCTTAGTTAGTGGGAGGGTTGGGGTGGCGGGCATAATATATAACTTATCCCGCCATCCCGCTCTCACTATTATATAAAGGAAATTAATATGCCAAAGTATAAAGTAAAGATGAACTACGTGGAAGCAAAGGTCGCGGAGTTTGTAGTTGAGGCAAAAGATCCTGATGAACTCCATGACCTTATAGGCGAATTAGATTTAGACTTTGTAGAAGAAAATGCAGGGTTTAGAACGTGTGACTATGAACCTCCTGTTATTGAAGAATATGAAAAGGTAAACAAAGATACGCCAATTCATAAGAAAATGCAGGAGGCTATGAATGAAGTAAAAAAGGCTTGGGAAGCGTTGTAGCGTTGATTGATGACTCGCCGTAAGTCCGTTGCCCGCAAGGGTTTACGGCTGGCGGGGCGGGGCCGGATTTGCCATAAATATATATATACCAAATACTTACGTCAAGTCTATAAACCACTGAACGTAAGTCGTTTCTTCTCAAGCACTTGCGTCTAGTATGTCGATAAGGTATAATGGGGCTGGTGGAGTATCTTATTCTCTCATATATTAAAATGGGGGACTATGGTAATCTGGAGAAATTGTGGAGTGTCTCACGCGAAGCGTCGAGATCAAGTTATTGCAATACAGTCAGCGAGAAATGGAGAAATATAATATGAAAAATGTAGAAGGTTTTCCAAGTAAGAAGATTAATGATTATGTTATTACTCCTTGTGATGTAATCTTTAGTCATGTTGATAAGCCACAAGATTTTCTCTTTTGTAAGAGTATGAATGTTTATGATGATAGATGGCGCGTTAATATATATAGTAAACGGCTGGTTGATGGAATTGAAGGTAAGTTCATTAGCAAGAGCTTCTTTACGTCTTTTAATAAGAGCAGTGGTGAGCTAACGATATTGTCGTAGCTTATCTTATAAGATCGCCACAATGCTGATAGTCAGCGAGATTCTTTAAATTTTTGATCTTGACAAGATCGATAATTATGGTATACTATGTGCGAATGTCTTTCCCAAATATTCAAGATCTGGCCTGTACTGGTAGTCAGTGAGATTATACTTAAGGAGAATATATGAAACCTAAACGTGGTCAAAAACTTTGTCCTAGTTGTAATAATATTAATGGAGCAAGGTCACATAATTGTAAACATTGTAACCATGAGTTTGTTTCTAATAATAAAACCAAAACTAAAGCTATGAAGGTAAAGAAGAGTAAGCGATATGTTGAAGTTGATGATTGGACATCTCTTCAAAATGGAGATACTATAAAAGTTATTGGTAGGTCTGGTAACTATTATGTTGGTAGTAATGGTGATCGTCAGTATATGACTGATGCTGGAATATATAAAGTGATGAATCAGCAAGGTGAGGGCTTGGTTGTATATGCTAACGATTCTGGATTCGGGTATATATATATGGGACCAGAGATGCGATCTCAAGATATTCCCAACATGTACCGATCCCCTCACAAGCTAATGAAGGTCAATATTCCCGTTCGAACGTAATTTATATAATAAGACCAAATCGTATCAAATTTCTAATAATACTATCCCTATTACTAAATATTAGGCCCAAAAGTGGCCAAATTTAACGGGAGACAAAACATGATTACGAAGAAAGAATTCTGCGATTATATGGTAGATATGTATGGTCTAGATAATGACTATGATGATCTATACAAAACTTTCAAGAAATTCTCTAAAATTAAAGATAAGGGGCAAATACGAGAATTAAAAGATCTTGTAAAGATGCCGCCCAAAGAAAGATTACTCTATAGATATGCTCTAGCATCTCATGGTCGTGAAATGACCCCTAGCCAAGTGGATCAATATCTAAGTATGATAGAATACGCTCTATTACATATACAAGAATAACTCTAGCAAACCCCCTATGCCTCTTAACAATGCACACTCTAGGGGGTCTTTTTCTATACATACCCTATAACTACCATGATGACTATGAAATCAATATGGAATTATTATTTAATATGTGAATTAGCCACATTAATATCCTCATCTTTATACATCCTAATCTTCATTCTTCTATACCTATTCTGTATACTACTACTATGTTTATTATATATATGTTTTTATGGTGTTAAACGCTTATGGAGCATAGTGTTATAACCACCCATTTTTTATCGGTTTTAGGTGTATAATACAATGTCTATAAGTGGAAAGTTACCCACAGAAAATGGTATAATAAGATATTAAAGTGGAGAAAAACCCACAAATAGGAGAGAAAAAATGTCAGATATAAGACAAGAAATGGATAATGTTATATCAGAATTAGAGAAAAGGGGCATTAATCCTAATAGTTATTTAGATTCAAATAATGTAGGTTTGGGCGATGTTGTGGAAGGCGTTTTGCAATCTGTAGGTATTACAGAAGAAAGATTTAAGGAATGGTTTGGATTAAAAGAATGTAATTGTAGTAAAAGAAAAGCTTGGCTAAACAGTCTTTTCAGTTGGAAGAAAAATCAAGGTTGACAAGCACTCTGGACGATGTATAATCCTGTAGAGGAAGTCGTGCCAGAATGCTTATAGCAAAATCACATAAATTCAATAGCGTATTAATATCCGCCGATTCTAATATAGAGTTGGGCGAGACATTCATGCGCTTTCAAGAATACTACGAAAGCCCCAATCCTCAATTTCGTAAGCAAATATTTACAAGGGGCCAATATCTACACTGGTATTCTACCCAATATGGTGCTAATTCATATTGCACTGATTGGTCTGGATATAATTTCCCTAGTTATGTTCTTACTCCATTTAAAGATGGATTTTTTGATCCTCTTACAGATAAAGAGCAGGAATTGCTAAACCTATTTAAGTATAGGAAAGACAGCTTTTATATAATTGGGGCTAACGAAGAGTCTACTATAAGACACGAACTTGCTCATGCTCTATTCTATACTAATTCAGACTATTTTATAGAAATCACTAAATTATTGGATCAGCACCATATAAATGGTAGTTTGATTAAATCTGAGCAATATCTGTTAGACAAAGGATATACTAACGAAGTATTGTATGATGAAATACAAGCTTATGTTACAGATAATGATGATAATGAAGTAATAAAGAATGCCCCTACAGATTTGATAATACAAATTAATAGCATATATAAAAAATATGCTCTTGACAACGCAGAAACGGTATAATAGAATACGCTCATGAGATACGGACTTTGTTGCATTTCGCTCCAGTTGCAAGAACTTGATGATCCAATCAAGTTCCAAACAATGACATTTAAACGATTCTCTAGCCTACCTAGAGAAGAAGCACTGTCTATTTTGGGCGACCGCATACTCAACAATATGTATGCTACCAATAGTATTATCCAGCATTGTGCTAGTAATAACTATTGCTACAGACTTAGTAGTGATTTGTTTCCTCTTATTACTTATGATGAAGCAAATATTGATCTAGAAGATTTACCAAATTATGACGATATTCAAGATGAATTTGATTCAATAGCTAATACAATATCACAAAATCAAGTTAGGGTGTCTCTACATCCATCAGAGTATAATAGTTTAGCCAGTATATCTAACGAAGTTTCAGAAAAAACCATTACCGAGCTAAATTTCTATAGCTCTTTTATGGATAGAATAGGTTGTCCAGCTAATTACAATGCTCCAATAAATCTGCACGTACATAATAAGAACGGATCATATGACGATATTATTGCTAGATTTCTTAACAGTTTTAATTTTCTTGATCCCAATTGCCGTAGCAGGCTTGTTATTGAGAACGACGATAAAATAAACTGCTGGAGCGTCAAAGAACTTACTGAGATATTCCACCCACAGACCAATATCCCCATCACATTTGACTATTTGCACCATGCCTGCCATCCAGACGGTCTAGACGAGGAAACGGCTATACGGGCCTGCTATTCAACGTGGAGGGGTTTTACGCCACTGTTCCATTACAGTGAAAGCCGCCCCGGTAATAATCCAAGAGCGCACGCTGATTATGCGGAGAAATACTTTAATACCTATGGTCTTGATTTTGATCTTGATTTTGAATTAAAGATGAAAGATCTTGCTATAGATAAATATTTATCTTGCATTTCAATATAAGGAGATTATAATGTATAATGATCCACTAGTTAAGATTAAAAATATAACGCGAATGTCTAAACATATTGGTAAAGATGTTGCTAAAAGTATGAGTATTCCAATTGATGAACTAAAGAATTTTATTAGACCCAAAGAGATCAAATCTATTATTCAGCAATATAGTATCAAAAAAGAAGATGAATACCATATAAATTCCTTAATTCTTAAAAAAGTATTTAATGAAGTTAATAATTGGGTATTAGGTATTCAATTATGTGGTATGGCAGTCAGGGGAGAATTAGAAACTTGCTGGGATAGTGAACAAAATTGTATAATATTTGAAGCATCTAAAGGAGAAAAACATGGCTAAAAAGTATTACAAAGCACCCGTACATCAAACAGGCACAGTTATTACTACTAAAACTCATTTTGGTAGCACATCAGATATGGTTATTGATCATAAACAATATAAATATATTAAGGATAACGGGCCTATTACTTTAAATGAATCAATGAATGTTGTTGTTTGTAAAGATGATCGCGGATATTATATGACTTTTAAGAATCGTATAAATAATGGTATGGCGGATCCGAATAGATATGCTAATTCAGCTATGAGATTAGATATCATCGAAGTTGAAGAAAATGTTTCAAGCTCTTGACCATAGAGTGTCGATGGTATACAATGATCCAAAAGGAGAAAAAAATGACTTGGCGAGAACTTAAAAATTTTATTAACAAACAGGCTAGACTTAACAAAGATTTTTTAGAAACTGATGTTAAGTTATACAATTATGAGAATGGTGATGAGAACGATGTTGATATAACTGAATTATTGTGTAATGATGACGAATCAGAAAATGATAATTCTAATTGGGTTCCATATTTATCCATTAACGACGAGGAACAAGACAATGAAACAGAAACTGAGGAAGCAAGTATCGATTGACTTTTTAAATTATACTAAAAATAATATTAATCTTTTGTTATCTTCTCATTTGCCCCAATCAGCAAAACAAAAACTTTGTATTATGATGGAGAAAATGCTTAGTGATACTAAAAATTATAATGGATTTAAGTATCTATACTGGTCAAAGTATGGATGCCTAGATTGGCAAGAAGCCAAACAAAAAGCAGTTTATAAAGATGTTCCAAAAGAATTTATGTATGGGCCAGATGATACTGGTAAATTAGATTTTATTAGCGATATACAGGGAGAATACTCTAGATATTATAATTGACAATGACATGGAAAGAAATAAAAAGTTGGGCAAAGTCTCATGGCTATCACGCTTTAAAACATGAAGATTCATATTCATGGTCTAAATTAGAAGATGAATCTATTTGTGGACAAGCAAAAAGTGTTAGCAAGTTAGCATTCGCAATATATAATCATATGACTAATAATAAATGGGTTGAATACCAAGAGCAATACAAAAATGCTTGACTCTAGTAGTAGAGTTTAGTATAATACAAGCTAACCAATGGAGATATTTATGATTCACGATTTTAATTATGTTATGGGAATGGTTCGTGATCTTAGGGCCACTAGCGGTACAATTGATAAGCAAACTATCATTGAGGATTATTGCAATCACAACTCTACTGCCGCGTCATTCACAAAAAATGTATTGCTTTATACATATCATCCACTCTGGCAATATAATGTAACAAGTGACAATCTGAAAAAGAAAAATCATCTTCGCGGACATTATTATAAAAACTTTTTTGATCTTCTTAATGATTTAAAAAATCGTAAAATTACTGGTCATGATGCTATTGGATCAGTTAATACTTTTATTGAACACCATTCTGAGTATGAAGAACTTATACATTGTATTATTGATAAGGATTTGAAAACCCGTGCTGGTGACAAGATTATCAACAAGGCTATTCCTGACCATATTCCAGAGTTTAGTGTTGCTCTGGCAGATAAGTACGAGCCTAAACTTGTAGATTGGAAGGATGGATGGTATGTTAGCAGAAAAATTGACGGTGCTAGATGTATTGGTATTGTTGATAGTAATGGCGATACTACCTTCTACTCCCGCACAGGAAAGGAATTTGATACTCTTGCTGTCGTTAGGGGCGGCATTAAGGCTCTTAACATTACTGATGTAGTATTTGACGGCGAACTTTGTCTTGTAGATGACGATGGTAATGAAGATTTTCAGGGAGTTATGAAACAACTCAAGAAGAAGGATCATACTATTCCTAATCCATCTTTTAAGATTTTTGACATGATTAGTCATGATGAA